ACCGTTCATGTCAAGATCACCACCTAATTGTGGTGTAGTATCTTCTACTACGTTAGAAATACCTAGAGGCACTTCTATCATATCAGGGTTTGTTCCATCATTAGCAGATGCAAAAATTATTTTAGTTCCTTTATCTGTAGCTGCAAACGTTACAGAATCACCTGAACCTGATGCGTATTTAAATTCAACTGTGTTGGAACCTGATGTTGTATTTTTTAAAATATAAAATGTTTCTACATCAAGTGGAACTGTAACAATTTGATTACCAGAAATACTTCCAGTAAACTCAATCATTCTGTGTTGGGCTGTTCCAGTTGTGTTTCCATCAACAACTGTTAGAGCAGTAGTTTGTGCTCCCCCAGCTATTGATTGTGTATTGTATCCACTAAATAATTGTGAAATTAAACTTAAATTTGTATTAGTCTTCGTACCCCACGTTCCGGCGTTTTCACCAGTTGCTTGAAGTTCTACACCTAAAGGCGTAAATGTTGATGCCATATTTTATCTCCTATGCGACGTCACTATAACTCGTATTTGATCCAGTTGCAACATCCGAATATGAAGTATTCGAACCTGTTGAAATATTACTATAAGAAGTATTTGAGCCCGTGTCAATATCTGCGTATGCCTCTATACTTATTGTAGATACAGAAGGTGTTATTTGTTGCCCCGATAATCCTACAGCTTGGTCTATAACTGTTAACGTTCCAACAGCTGATGTGAAAGCCACACCAGTTACTCCTATATCTTGATCAAAAGGTGTTATGGCTCCAGAACTTACAGTAATTGCACCAGGTGCCGTTAAAGAAATAACTGGACTAGAATCTATTGTTACAGAACCAACGTCAGAAGTAGCTGATACACCTGTTATGCTGAACGCTAATTGAGCAGGTGTTATAGCTCCTACGTTAGATGTAGCTTGCTGACCGGTTACTCCTACAACTTGATCTGCAGGGTCTAATGAACCAACTGAAGATGTAAAAGATTGACCAGTTGGTTCTACTGTAGCACTTATTACTATATCTGATAATGATCCAACAGAGGATGTCGCTGAGACTCCAGTTAGACCCATTACATCTGCAGGATTTAAACTAAATTGTCCCCAACCTTGTTCTTCTCCCCAAGTATCATCACCATAAGCAGAGCCAACACTTACATTTGAAGTTATTGCACCAGGTGATGTTAGTTGAACTATTTCACCTCCAACATCTCCCCAAGTTGATGCAGCATCATTCCATGGATCTGCACCCCAACCGACAGGAACTAAAAGAGCGGACCCCCAAGTATTTTCATCCCAATTTAAAGCTCCCCAAGTAGCAGCTGGGACAATGTTTGCTTGTCCACCCATTCCTGGATGTTGTGAACAATAGTAATATAATGTTGTAGGTGTTGCGCTTGTTACAGATATTTCTGTATAAGCTCCAGAGTTACCAGGAACTCCGTTTGTTGTGACATTGGTTGTATATTCATCTCCACCAGAGTGAGTTCCATCACTGGTTGTTGAAAATCTTAAAGGGTGATTACCGTTTGTAGCGTTAGATTGATCAAAACGAAAGGTCCCTGTTATTCCAAGAGTAACAGTATCTTGTTGAACACCATCAATAACATATTTGTTACCAGAGTCGGTGCTCGCCACCGTTACTGTAAAGGTTCTAGTAACGGACATCCGTTGCTACCCCCTTACGCTAATCTTATGATCGCGTTTGTAGCGTCTGCTGTAGGAAATTGTATTGTAAAAGTTCCGTTAGTTACTTGCTTATCTCCGCCAAAAGCCACAACTACACATGCAGGATCACCTGTTGCCGTATCATTATAAATCATGCAACCGTTAGCTGTGAAAGTGGCATTAGTGTAACTAATTTCACCAAAATCGCAAACTGCTGTTGTTCCAGATGTTGTTGGAGTTACGCTTGTTAATGTTGCGCCGCCTGAAGTATAGGCAGTTCCAGAAGTGTTTGTAATTTCGTTTGAAGTTGTAAAAGCAGTTGTGCTAGCCCCTAAAGTTGCAGAGCTGGTGTATAGGGCAATTTTAAAAGTATTACCTGTTGTTGCTGTAAAATTGTGAACTCCTTTTAAAAGTTCTACTTTGAAACTTGTACAAACTGCTGATGTTATTGCCATATTTTATCTCCTAAGGGTTTGCTGAGTCTATCGGTATTCTAATAGTGCCGTCAGTATAGTCGTCTCTTCTACGTCTACCAACTTGTTCATTAGCAAACTTCTGTATCTCTTGTTTATACTTTTGCTCGTATAAAGTCAACATATCTGCTGGACCTTTCAAAAAGCCATAAGTCTCTGCTAAACAGCAATATAGCAAGCCATTAGGGAAGTTTAAGCTAATATAATTAGTATCATTGTTTTCTAAAAGAGCTGGGGCTACATTATAATGAACTCTAAATTTGTATGTTGTATTTGGAACTGGAGCAAAAGCTATACGTCCTGATGTTGTATCAGACTCTCCTGTCGCTCCTCCAAACATAGCGTAATATTTAGGTTGTCCTTGTGCTGCGGAAGTTCCAGTAATGTCTTGATACTCTTGAAGATAAGTATAATCTTTTTTCTCTAACCATCTATTAGCTCCTGTTATTTCTGATCCTGCAGTGCTGTAAACTTGTATACCTCTAATAAACACAGCTCCAGCTGGGCAGTTAATTGTTTCTTGTCCAGCAACTAAATTACCTGTTTGTTGTTTTCTATCCGCATCAATAGGCACATCTCTAAATATTCTGTATTGTGCATTTAAAATAATATTTTCTAATACAGAGTCTGTTAAAACATTAGAATCAACTTCTGTATAACTTCTAATTTGTGTTTTTAATCCTGAAGCGCTTAATCCTGCCATTATGGTTCTATGGTGATAGGGCCAACTGAACAGCCGTCACCTCCTCCTTTTACTCCTCCCTTTGTAGCAGTATCCGTATCAACTGTAAAATGGAAAAAATTAGCAACTGAATAGTCACTTGTGTCTCTAGCATCGTTCACATACAAGCCTGTCGTAATTGTATAACCAGCAGCTTTAGCTATATTAGCTCCTGTTATACCGTCAAAGTTTCCTGGATTTGCAAAAGCAAAAACAGGATTAGTCGATGTGCCAGTCCCTGGAGATGTTGTTGGTTGACCTCTAAATCTTTGTGTGCTTCCATTTGTTAAACCATGTCCTGGGAAAGAAACATTTATAACTCTAGATCCTGCTTCATATGTTTCAAAACCATTTGTTGGAATTAACCTTATTACTGAGGGAGCTGCTCTACTAGGTCTTACATTACGTAAAGATATTGCATCTGCACTCATTGGTTTTGGTTCTAGTTGTGGCTGTTTTGGTTCGTATTCAGATATATGCACTAAAGATCCATTCCACTCTCTTACCATTTCTCTGTAAGGAAATTGTAATCCTGATCTATCGGATATCGCTAATGCGTGTTTTCCTGAAGCATACTTTGGCATTATGTGCTTGGGTAATAAGCTTTAGGCGTAATGTATGTGCTTGAAGCTGACCCATCCTCTGCTAAAGCTCTAGCTAACTCATCTTCATAAGCTAACTTCATAGCTTGAATTAATTCTGGTTTATATTTTTGTGCTAAATAATATGCTAGTCCTGAAACCATACAAGGCACAAATCTAAATGGCACATCTGTTGCATTAGTATAATCTCCTGCATCTTGAATTCTTTTTATAAAATAAAAATGCATATCATTTGATGCATTTGAAGAGTCAGGTGTTGGGTAGATGTGTATTCTAACTTTATCAATAAATCTTTCCACCCAATATTGATTAGGTGTTCCTTGAGATAATTTATTTGAAAAACCGGCATAAGTAGATCTATCTACTTTTGTCATTGGAGAATCAGACTGAGTTGTCTGAGTTCTATTTTGTCTTAATTGTGCTTCAAGAACATCAGACATACCATAAATACCATTAGTAGGAGTTGTTGTAGCACTCGTGCCATCGTCAGATGATCTAAAAAAATCATAATCAGATTGTCCTTGAACTAAATCAAGATTAGTTTCATCTATTTCCCAATAGTGAATACCTCTGTTTCCCCATTCTTGAAAAAGAATATTTAAAGATCTTCTAGCGTTTTTTAATTGATAACCAGCTACGTTCTGTAATCCAATACGCTCAAAAGACTCTTCTACTATTTCGTCAATAGAAAAAGTTTTGTCGAACGTAGTTGTTCCTGAAGTAGTGTTAGCCATTTAAAACTCCTAGCCGTCAAAGTATATGGATAAACCTACTACAGCTGAAGCTGTCGCTTGCATGTAGCATCCATCAGGAAAACGAATACCATCATCAGGTATATAAGGATCAATAAGATCGTTTCTTACATATTCTGTATGTTGGG